CGATTCAAGCTTTCAGCATAGTCACGAGTTGCGCTTGTAAGAATATAAACATTTTCTTTGCCTACGACACTGTTGTAGTATTCAAAGAGGCGCTTTGCGCACGGACGAATCATCGTACGATAGGTATGCATGTCTTCACTGAGTATAAACTCAACATACTCGGTAGGCGGCATGCTGTTTACATATGTATGCAAGATACACTCATCTAAATCTTGAAATATTCTTTTAATCATATTAAAAAAGGTTATAGTTCATAATCTCTAATTAAAAATGCTGGAGTCCTTTCTCCAACATAAGCACCTAATTGATTGAATTCATAATACTCAAGTGCTTCTTCATAAGACATACCATCTTTCTGGAGTTTTTCAAGAACTAATTCTTTATCATAGATAAAATAAGAATCCCCTCCGAATCTTTCAACTACACCGACAAGACAGTCATCATAACCATCCATTTTAAGTAAACCTTCGTATTCGCTCATTGGTTTTCTTTGATAAATTTAATAATCTCTTCAGATCCAGAAACAAGCTCAAAAGAATCTTCTTTAAAAACAACTAATTGCGGTACAGATTTAATATTAAAATCCTTAAAAAAGTCTGGATTGTCATCCATATCTTCAATCTCAACAGAAAGACCTTCTTTTGCGATACGAGATTTCAATGCTGAACATGGTCCACACCAACTTGCGCTTGCTAATTTATAATTTGGTTTCATTTGTTTTTTTCTAAAAATAGAGTCGTAGTTTTCCCTTCCCTGTTTAGAAAGGGCTTTTGATTTAATTTCGTCTCCTGTGATATCGTTTTTAGCCATACTTAAAAAGATGTGCAGGAGGGGTTCCCCAACCCCTCCTGCTTATTGCCACCGCCATTGTTAGACGAGAACTTGCTCATTCCCATCTTCATCTTTAATCCAAGTATAACCAAGGGTATTTAGTGCATCAAGCACACGAACCTTTGATGGATACTCTGGAGAAAAAGAGTTTTGGATTGCACGAACAGATACGAGATCATATTCCTGTTCATACTTCTTACGAATATAGTTGTCGATTCGCGTTTCAAATTCAGTATATTCAATTTGATCATCATTAAGAATTTCATCACCGCATTCATCACAAACAGGGCATTCAATTTCTTTTGAGAAAACATCAACTACTTTATAAGCACAGACCCTGCACTTTTGGCAACCACAATCCTCTGGAACACTAACAACATCTTTTGGATTAACCTTTACGACAACAACTTGTCCTTGGGCAAAACCTTGTGCATAATCAAGTGACCCAACATGGAGTCCATAAGAGCAACCATTTTGACGATTGTCGTCTACATCCCAACGACGAACTTCAATTTCTTCGTTTAGACCATTAAAGATTCTACCAGCATTATCAACCTTGCCTTTAAGAACTTTTGTTTCTTTGTTTCCAGAGATTGACCAACCATCTTTAGTCAATCCTTTATAAGCGAGAAAGCATCCATCTTCAGTAATTGGAAGCTCCTTATAGGCAAGGAAATCATAAAGCTCACGAACAGAATTTGCAGAAGGATTAAGTTGAAGATTATCCCAGAATTTTGCAAAAATAGAAACTGGCAAACCTTCTTGTGCGATTGCACGAATCTTATCTGCCAATGCTCGCGGCATTACTTCATTGTTATAGATGACTTCATCTGGAGTGATTTTAAATCCATCTCGTTCAAAGTTACCTGCGGTTTGATCCAAGATTTCAACAATTGCTTGTTCTTGTTCACTTTCTGGCAAGTCAAAAGCCTTCACAATACGCAAATATTGGGGCGATGATTTGTCAATTTTAATTGGTTTGTTCTGATGAAAGAACACGATTCCAGCGGCATTAATGATGTACTTCATATACTATTTATAATAAGTTAGATTGATATTTTTGTCAATGATTATTTCAACTTCATGATGGTTCTAAATTCGACGCGAGAATACTTGGGGCAAGAATAATAAGATCCACTATTAAAAGATTTAATAATCTTTGAGCGAGTCGAATCTTCTTTATCAATTTTGTCCCACAGATCCTGCAAGCGTTTGGCGTTTTTATATTCTTTAATTCTTCTTTCTGTTTTTTCAGAAAAGACTAGCCATGACTTTTTAGCACCATTAATTACGCAATTTTTCTGATATTTTTCTTCTTTAAGTTTCTGAAGTTTACTCCGAAGTTCTTTGCATTCTGCTGAGGTGAAATCCAACCAACCCAACTCTTTCATTTCTTTAATAAGAGATGTTGAATTGCACCTATAGCATCGGTGAGATCCACTCTTTAAACTGATAGTGAAAGATTCGATATCGCATTTTTCAAGGTCAGAGAAATACTCTTCATTCTGTTCCCTTGCTTCATTTTCGTCGCTTGCGAGTGGAAGACCTCTATATGCGCGAGCATGATTGTGAAGCTCAAGAGGGTTTAGTTCTCCAATTTTTCTACCATGCATTTCGTATACCGCAAAAGAAGTATTGCTTTTCTTTTGTCTGGGGTATTTGATTTTTTTTGCTGGAAGAATCTCCAAAGCATTAGAAAGTTTTTCTCCGTCTATGTCTTTAAGTAGCAACTTACTTTCACAAACGATATAATAATTTTCATTCTTATCTTTTGCAAAATCTTTTACCTTAGCTCTCCAATAAGAAGAGTTATGATTATCTGGAATTGTCACAAGGATTGATTTGCTATCTTTCTTTGTAACATCAGAATCAAAGATTCTGCCAGTATTGCTAACTACAGACCAAACATCTTTAAAAAGACTTGATTTGCGGCACGAAAACATTTCTCCTTCATAAGAGCCATTAGTCAAACCAGCAAGAGCGTCTTCAAGAAGATCATTAACACTTTTAGTTTTAAACTGCGCTAAATCTTTATCAGCAAGATCTTGAATAATCTTTTTAATTTGATCAATAACAATTTTGTTTTGAGGTGTTTTCTCAAAAGATTCACGACTAATCGGAATGGTCATTGAACCAATCGGAACATCGACAACGAGGCAGTGATTGCCTTTAACATTAAAATCAAAATCATTAAATTGAATAATATCGTAGCCAACTCCACCCATTTGAACAATGCACTCAGTATAACGATGTGTGCTTTTAGCTTTCTCTACAAGATTAATTTTAAATTGATCAACCTCAATTGATTTAACTGATGGATAATTAGAGTAAATTTCACGATTGAAAATTTGAGCTTCAATACTATTTGGCGAGAACCAAACAAATGATTCAATTTCTTCTTCAAAAGAAGTATAATCACCATACTTAACAGGAACCGAAACTTCTAATCCAGTTTCATCAGTATCACATTCGTCAACTTTATAAATATGACCAACTGGAACACCAGAATCACCAGCACCAAGCATACAAGTATAAGTACTCTTCTTACCTTCAAAGAAAGAAGTCACAAAGAAAGTATCATTATAGCAATGACCTGCTTTTGAACCAACTCCGAAACCACCAATCGAATCATTTGATTTTGATTTTGTACTGCGGAAATACATTCCAAAAATATTTCTCACACCATTTTCATCAAGACCTTTAGCGTAGTCACGAACATAGAAAACAACTTCATTGTTTTTAGAATGCAATCCAACTTGAACAGGTTGAGTTACATTGAATTTAGCGTGTTCATCAACGGCATTACACAAATACTCACGCACAACTGCGCGAATCTTGTTTGAATAAATCTTATCACGCATAAAATACGTTGCAAGATCCATACCAACGGAGTCCATTCCCATTACGGAACTCTCCATGTTTTCTGATGCAATAATTGGGGAAGCAATAGCGGCAGTTTTCATAGTGAAATCAGTTTACAGCAAATATGGTTGGGGTCAAGATTTTTTTGACCCTGTTTGAATTTTTCGCAACAAGTCAAGTCTAGCTCGACCTATACTGCAGATTTTAAACAAAAGAAAATAAAGACTGTCTATAATCCTCAGATTCTTTAACGACTGAAGTCACAGTTTCTTTTTTAAGAATTTTATATTTATTTTGTGGGAAATTAGAGCAATAATTTTGAAATCTTTGATTAATCGAATCAAAAGAATCGCCAAAATCAATTGTAATTTCTTTACCAGCAGTATTTTTTTCTCTTAGATAATAAGTAGTCATAATTTTATTGATTAAAAAACCCCACCTTTCGGTGGGGTTTAATTATTATTCTTCCTCTCCAATTAGACCTTGAAGTACTGCAATCATGTTTTCAACATCTTCCCGCAGTGCGGCATATTGATCTTGCAAACGGTCAAACGCTCCTTCAAGTCTATCGATTTCTTCTGTCATGCGTCCATTATATTCAAATAATTTCGGCAGTCAAGGTTTTTTTTGGTTTTTGAGGGTTTTTAGTTTTTATTGGTTTTTTTTATTCTCCTTTGTCTTTAGCTTTACCAACATTCAAAGCAAGAATATCAATAAATTTATATGCAACGCCAAGTTTACTACCCTTTTTAGGAGTTGGAGTAAGTGCGGCAATAGTTGAAGCTAAAGTAACAACTGCAGTAAAAACGCCAAAATAAGGATGGGCTTGTAATACTGGTATGACTAATTGTGTTATGAATTCAAAGTTCATAAATTATATTACACTATTTTCCCTGTCCTCGATAGCGTTTTTTATAGTTTTTAGACTGCTTCAAATGAGAAGTCTTGCTTTTAGCATGAATTCCCTTGCGTTTTTTACCACTTTTTTCTGTTGCTTTTTGTCCTGTTTTTAACATAAATTATTCGAAAATTTGATTTCTAACTATATTTGTATATTCGTTTTCTTCGGCGCAATTGAAGATATAATCATAAATCCAATCATTATCCTCGCCAATTTCTTCCGTAAGATTATCGTAAATTATAGTTTCTTGTTTTTGAAGTTCGATGACTGATTGTCGTGCGATTTCAAGTTTTTCTTGGTGCTGTTGATTTAATTTATTCATACCATCTATCATGTTTTTGTCTATATTCTTTAATCAAAATTCTAATATTACTCAAAGCGTGATCGAGATCATTCTCATCCATAATTGTTTCGGCAACTCTACATTCTCTATCAATATTATCAATAAGTTTTTGTTCTGCTGTGGGATGTTTTTTACGATTTTCCTTTAATGAGATTTCTGTTTCCTCTCTTCTTTTTTTATTTTCAGATTTACGTTCTTGCAGTTCTTCATCAGAAAGTTTCTTAGGTTCTTTAAGCTCAATAAGTTCAATATCACAAATTAACTTTCCATTTTTAAAGAGCGCACGATATTCAATCCAACCATACTCAAAACGCATCCAATCATCATTAATATGAGCGCCATCAATTTCATGATACTCTGGATGACTATAACTTTCATAAAAATTAATAGAACCTGTATAATCTTCTTGTTCATACCATTTTTGATCAACGACAAACTTACCCATTGCCGCTAACCTATCACCTATACTTGCGTCATCTGGTACAGCTTTCCCTTCTTCCCAATGACCTTCTGTTTTTTCAATCCATAATTGACCAGCACCATCGATCCTATAGGTTGACATTGCTTGGTTTGGTGTGTCTTTCGTTTGAAAGGCAATATCACTTACTTTATCTCCCCAATGAGAGATAACCGCATCTGGCAACTCTGGTAGAGTTGTTCCTACTCTTATATAATCAAACATACCCATTTTATTTATTTGCTGCTAAAATTAATCCTAAATTTGCTACTGAATAACTCATCCATACAAGTGACCAAGCATATTCACCTTTAATAAGGTAGCTTACCCCCACGATTAAGTAAAGAATAAAAGCTAAAAAAACTACTATATCTTCAAAGTTCATTTTTTAATGATTTTAATTGGCATGAACATTGGATATTTTTTAATATACTGTCGAGCTTGAGCTTCCGAATAACAAAAGATGTCAACAACAATATTATTTCGTCCATGTTTTCTTGAAGCTAAACGAGATTTAACTGCGCTTCCTGTGTCATGAGCTATAAAAGTTTTCCCCATTTGTGGGATAGAAATCTTTGATCCATAAGGAATAACTTTTGGATCAACTGCAATTGTTTTGCCAGAAATTGGTTTATTTCCAGTTGATGTGTTTGTACATCCCCAATAATAAGTGACTCTTGCGACAGTATTACTTGCGAATAAATTGCCGCAAATCAACATGAATGTGAAAATTAAGGTTTTTGCGTTCATCAATTAATGATAACACAAATACAACCCCTGTCAAATGTTTTTTTCAGATCTATTTTTTCTAGCCCTGGCTTTTAATTCATTTAAAAGATCTTTTATTTTCTCTCGTCTTCTAGCTTCTATACCTCTACGATGAAAAAAACCCAAAAAATACCCTATAATTAGTGCTAGAATTAATTCGATCATAATTTTAGTTTACACTAAACTAAAACACGAATTCTACTTCTAATCGAAGAAAGTTTACGTTTCTTAATTAAAACTGCGCCACCTTCACGAGATCCAGCACCATCAGTATTTCCTTCAATAGTTGTAACATAACCAGACTCATCTGGTCCGCTAATTGCTAAACCAATATGAGAAAAAGTAAAGATAACAATATCTCCCGCTTTAATGTCTCCACCATGAGGTTTCTTTAAAAGAACATTTGTATCTTGCTCTCTGCACCAGTTTTCAAAATCATATGCACCTGCTGTTTGGGGTCTTTTGAAACTATATTTGCCATCTTTCATAGCTTCTCTAAATAACCAGCAAATAAAAGCGGCACACCATGGCCATGATTTTGTTGAATCTAACCAAGTAGCAGATTTGTATTCATTAACTCTAGGACCACAATTAGTTCCATTGATTTCTTCAACGCCAACTTCTTTTCTTGCTAAAGCAACAAGTTTTTCGGCAAGAGTTCCTTTTTTTGTTTCGGTTTCATCTGATGAAACTATACCTAATTTATTTAATATCGCATTCCATGTCATTGGTCCGTCCTCTCCATCTACTTTTAAACCTAAAGATTTTTGGACTTTTTTTACTAAATCTGACTTTCCTTTAAATTCCATATTTTATATTACACCATTTCTGTGTAATTAAATTAAATGCCTCGTATTTTACAATCAGAAATTCATTCTAATTTTTCTTTAGATAGTGGAGTTTGGAATAATTATAAAACTGGTATAATTAATTTATATAATAATATTCAAAATAAAGAAGATTTTAATGACCATCTAATTCGTGAATATAACAGAAAAATAGATAGATTAAATCAACCAACTGGATTATTTATTGGTCCATATGATGCTGGTTTTAGATATATAGGAAATTAAAATGGCGGTGAGAAAGGGATTTGAACCCTTGGTAACATTTCTGCTACGTTCCCTTAGCAAGGGAGTGCTTTAAACCACTCAGCCATCTCACCAATGGTGGATGCGTGAGGGATCGAACCTCATTCCACGACAAGCGTCATGTCGAAACCAATAATCGCACCCTTATTTATTCACTAAGCTTATCTGAAAATAAAAGCATCTCGTCATCATTCGCCAAAGAAACAACACCATCCGCAGAAGCTTTTGCTTCTTTAAACTGGGTATAGCAAATTGCGACACGCTGTTTATTATCTTTAAACTTTGGATCTTTTGCTACTTCAGATACACAACGACCAATAAAGTCGCTTCTCTTTTCTTTGTTCTTTGGTTTTGGTAAAGGCATCGTTTTGTCTATTTTATATTATTACACTAAAAATTGGCGGGTAGAGTAGGATTCGAACCCACGGAGGCGATTAAACCTCTCTCGATTTCAAGTCGAGCGCCTTAGACCAACTCAGCCATCTACCCATTTAACAATACCTATAATAATTCTTTTGCTGACCTTTGTCTAGAAAAAAAACATTCTCTTCTTCTTCAAGGACTCCCGCCTCATGCAAAACTTTATCCAAAACAGTAGGGATATAATCACCCTCTGCTTCAAATGTTTGTCCGTTGATTTCGATTGTTATTTTCATGTCATTGGAAAAAGAATTCTCCGTACTGGGCTTGAACCAGTAACTTCTCCCTTATAAAGAGAGTACTCTACCGATTGAGTTAACGGAGATTTATTTTGAAAGTGGTCCCCCCGACAGGTAACGCTCCTGCTTCCTACGGTTTATGAGACCGCCGCTCGACTTCTGAGCTTCAAGGGGAATTTTTGAAAACGTATTAGAATTTACCGCTTTGTTTGCCTAATATAGTGTAAATAATCATATGCGTCAATACAAAAATTATACAGATGAAGATATTATTAAATATTGTAAAGAAGTTTCTTCCATGCGTCAGTTATTAAAAAAATTAAATTTAAATTGCACTGGAGGAAATTATGATAATATGAAAAAAAAGTTACAAAGATTAAATTTAAATTGCAATCATTGGACTGGGCAAGGTTGGAATAAAGGTCAACAATTAAAAAATTGGGGAGATTATACAAGAGCAGTTAGAATGAAACCTCATATAATTAAAGAGAGAGGACACTGTTGTGAAAATTGCAATAATACACATTGGTTAAATCAATTAATACCTCTTGAGATTGAACATGTTGATGGTAATAGAACCAATAATGAACTATCGAATTTAAAATTACTTTGCTGTAATTGTCACGCTCAAACTCCTACTTGGAGAGGTAGGAAAAAGAAGTGAATTGGTGCGCGGAATGGGATTCGAACCCATACTGTAGTGATTTTAAGTCACTTGTCTCCTACCAGTTGGACTACCCGCGCATTCTCGACTGTGAAATTAGTATAACACACATTCACTTGGGGTCAAGATAAATTTCAGAAAGTTTTCGAATTAAAAGTGTAAATAAATGGATGGCAGATCTGTATACTTTCCAAAACCTTGGTCAATTGTCGCATACAGCAGGACAAATTCCTTGTATATATGATCGCGCAAACGATGTATACAGACCCTTAGAGCAAAGCGATTTAAGTTTTGCCAATTCTGCTAGTTCTACTGCTTTTGATGCGTTTGGTCGCATGAGAATTTCTTCTCCATTAACTTTATTTGATTCAAGTCATAGGTATGCTGACAATGGTCTTTGGTCTACTGCTAGTGGTGTTAGTGGTAGTGGTTCTTTTAATCAAAATCAAGGATTGGTTGATTTGACTGTAACAAACGCTTCTGGTTCATTCGTTACTAGAGAAACAACAAAAGTTTTTGCTTATCAACCAGGAAAATCATTATTAAATTTAAATACTTTTGTAATGTCACCAGCAAAAACTGGTTTAAGACAAAGAGTAGGTTACTATGGTGCTGATAATGGAATGTATTTAGAACTCGATGGTTCTGTTTTGAGTTTTGTCGAACGTAGTTTGGTTGATGGTACACCAATTAAAGAAACAAGAGTATCTCAAGCAGAGTGGAATGGAGACAAATTAGACGGAACTGGCGCTTCTGGTTTTACTTTAGATATCGCTAAGGCTCAAATTTTATGGATGGATTTTGAATGGTTGGGAGTTGGTTCAGTAAGAATGGGATTTGTTATTAACGGACAATTTATTCTTTGTCATACTTTTCATCACGCTAACATTATTACTTCTACTTATATTACTACAGCTTCTTTGCCGCTGAGATATGAAATATCAAATACTGCCGCAACTTCTGGCAATAGTATATTAAAACAAATTTGTTCTTCTGTGATTTCAGAAGGCGGATATGAATTGAGAGGATTGCAACAAGCTATCGGTACTACAATTACAGCACCAAAAGGACTTACTACAGCAGGTGTTTTATATCCTGTAGCTACTATAAGACTCAAATCAGGCAGACTCGATGCAATTGCTATACTTACAGCTATATCTGTTATGGGTGTAGCTACAGGAATATATGAATGGTCAGTGATAGCCAGTGGTACAACAACAGGTGGTAGCGGTACTTGGATTAGTGCTGGCGCTAATTCTTCTGTAGAATATAAATTAGATGCTACAGGCATTACAGGTGGAAGAACACTGGCATCAGGCTACTTAACGTCTAATACACAGGCATCAACTACTATAGATATTCTTAAAGAAGCCTTATTTAAATTTCAACTTGAAAGAAACTCATTTACTAGCACACCGTATGAACTTACACTTGTGGTAACAGCTAGTACTAATGGTGAGCTTGTTCATGGCTCTATTGACTGGGAAGAAATAAGTAGATAAAAATAGGGAGTGAGGGATTCGAACCCCCGACAAATTCGGTGTAAACGAAACGCTCTACCACTGAGCTAACTCCCCTTTGGACGCACGTTCCAGTAACGCTCTGGACTATGCGGTTTTGCAGACCACTGCATGACTTCTCTGCCAACGTGCGAAAATGGTCGGATATGTAAAAATCGAATTTACCTAGTCTTACTCCCAAAGTAAGTGCCTTCCCAGTCGGCCTATATCCGCTAAAATTAAAAGCCCCCACTGTGAATTGAACACAGGTCTAATCATTACAAGTGATTTATTTTACCGTTAAACTATAGGGGCAAAAAAATGGCTCCCAGTTTTGGCAACGATCCAAACTCACACCGCTTAACAGGCGGGCCGCACTCCCTGTGCGTTACTGGGAATTAAAAATACTTTCTATTGCTGAAGAAGCTTTGGTCTTAAAGACACCACTCGTTTATCCTTCTGTCACTTTTCTGCTAGTAGACGCTCGTCGGAGATTTCCAATCTGCTTTCCCAACATACTTCGGGCGATAAAGACCACAATAGAAAAAACATAGAAAATGATTTGCCCATAGCATTTCGGCCTACGACTCATCAAGGGCTGTGACTATCTAGGGAACCGCTCCTAGCAACGTCATACTTTATCGCGTATGAATACGAATTGCGAGGGGAAGGAATTTAACCTCCACTCTAGACTATGGGCCTAGCGATCTCCGTATGATCCCTCTCGCAAAGTGTTTTCCCCACTACCGATTAATTAGCCAAGCGGAGCTTTGACCAATTTGAAGAAACACAGTGACTATTTCATCTTGGTAGCGACTCCAAGCCTACTTTAATGTGTGTCGGATTACATTTAGCATCATCGGGTTGCTAACCCGCCTTTAGCCTTAATGCTCATTGTAGGATCATCGCCCACAATGGCAGGGAAAAATTGGTGAGCGGGAATTCTCGCTATTATGAGGCTTCAAAACAGAATGAGTTATCCAGTTTACGTCGGAACGTCCAGAGCCGTCTAATGTTTGACTTTCAAGCGCCACTCGTTTGTATATTAAATCTTGCACAAGAATTCTCTCTCAAATTGTCTTTTGCTCATTGAGCTGGCAGCTTGTTCTATAAGATATTGGTCATAATAAAGCTTTACGCCAAGTTTGTTATACGGGATAATTTTTATTACATCCCAATCAAGAGAATTAATTTTATGGTTTAATTCTTCATTTTCTTTGAGGCTGGACAAAACAATGATTTTATCGTGTTTGTCTTTAATAAGTTCGTCGTTGATTTCATCATAAAAATGAATCCCATGTGCTTTGATTGGCATTTTGGAACCCATTATTGTGAGTTTAACCAATACTTCCTTCGGCAGACCCGTCATAATACTGAGAAGAAAGGTTTTTGAAGACCCCCTAGACATCCAAAATAAACACTTGTTATTTCTTTCGACCAAACTAACAATTTCTTTTTGGAATTCGAAAAGATTGATCTCCGAAGGGATTTTTATAAACGAATTATTGAATTTGCAATGGCCAAGAAATGGCAGGGCCGACAAAAGAGGTAGAAAACTGCGTCTGTTCATATTGTTCATATCATGATTATACAGCTTTGTCGGAAGAAGTCAAGAAAGAAAATGCCAAATCAAGAGTAGATTTTTGGCCTCCGTATGGCTTACTCATACGGGGCATGAAGCCCCTTGTCCTCTTGATTGGCAAAAATGGTGCGGGATATCAGAATCGAACTGATGACTCCAACTTGGAAGGATGGCGTATTACCATTATACAAATCCCGCGAAAATTGAACAATGTAGATGGAATCGAACCATCGCCACGGCATTACCGCCTATCCTATCGGATAAGAAGCCCTTTGCTTGGGGTGTGCTGCCACTACACTATACATTGATAATATGGTGGGCAGAGTTGGATTCGAACCAACGTAGACATACATCAGCAGATTTACAGTCTGCCCCCTTTAGCCACTTGGGTATCTACCCATAAAAATTGGTTGCGGGTTTCGGAATTGCACCGAAACTACTTCTGCTTATGAGACAGATCCAGCACTACTACTGGTTGACCCGCGATTAAAAATTAGTAGGTTTATCTCAACCCAATCTCCCTTTCGGACCTTAGTAACTTCTGGTGTTTACTACCCTCAATTTTTATTTTAATCAAATTTGTGTTTTTGTCAACATAGATTTACACAGAACCCAAAAAATATTCCCACTCTTCTCTAACCTTACTTGTGTTTAACATTAAAGCAGGAATTTCTGGCGCAGCAACTGGTTCATTTTTAACATTAAAAAATGGAAACTTACTAGCCTTTCTTGTATTGCAAGGTTTACATGCCAATGTTCTATTTTCATGATCATCAGTCCCCCCTTTACTTTTGGGGTTGATGTGATCAATTGTTAAATCAGCGATTTTAAATTTATTTAAACAATACTGGCAAGTAAAGTTATAAATCTTTGCCATCTCCAAGGTAGTCAATTTCTTTTTCCTTGGGCGACGAAAAAATTTACTCGTTACGATAATAACAGTTGGAATAGGCCAAACACCTTTAGCACTTCTCAATACAGGTTGATCTTCATAAAATTCAGCATCTTTATTCCATCTCTCTAAAGAATGAAAAACATTATTGTTTTTATCAAGCGCAGTAATATGACCCTTCAACAAATGTGAGAATGCTGCTCTTGCTGTAATAGCATTGATTGGTTGCCAAGCATTATTAAGCAAAAGTGTTGTTTTACATTGCGATGTTACAATATTCATTGTCTCAAATATTTCCAACTAACAGGAAAATGTTCTTTAGCGATTTCATCAATTTGATTTGCGACATCTCTAGTTTCTTTTTGAGTATCCTTCTTGCAACGCAAATTACAAATACGAGCAAAGGCGTGAAGGGAACCAGACCAATACCATTCTGTCATAGTAGATTGTGGCAAAACCATTCTAGCTTGTTCGGCGCAAACGCCAGCGGCAAGAAGACTTTTATAAGTTGCTACTGCAATTTCACAGCTTGCGTAAATGCTACAGTCATCTCCAAAAGATACATGTACAAATTGATCTTCATGAGATCCTTGTTTTTTATCTTCATTCTTTTTACGCCAATTATCTGGATAAAAGATTTCTGGTTCTGAATCTACATAGCGGCGACTAACTTCATTCCATATAAGCCCTACTGTATGTTTTACTAGTTGTCTAGCAACAAAGATTGGCGCTTTAATATGAAAAGAAAGTGAAGCGTGACCAAATGGAGTCCAATGATTTTCTCTTGCCAAAAAAGCAATAAGTTTTTCATCACCCTCTTTGAAGCTTCCGTCTTCATTAAAATCAGATTTCTTATTGAAAGAAACTCTTGCGGCATTAACCACAGAAATATCTGATCCCATTTTGTCAATAAATTCGACTTTAATCATTTTAATTGTTTAAATATTTCAAAAATACACATTTGCAACGGACTAGCTTTTTTGAGGAAGTAAGGTTCTTGTCCAACTCCATTTGGCCTCATTTCATAAACACTAGAACCTTCAATAAAATAATCTTTATGAAATCCAAATTTCTCCCACATTAAAGTGTAAAAAACTTCTTTTTTAGATTCATCAGATAATTTTATATCTAACTCGCCGCTAATTTTCATTTAGTAGTTTTGTCGTAAATAACCTTCGATGAAACTTCTTTACCTTCTTCAAGAGTTACCTCATGAACTGTCCCATTGGTTCTATTCGCACAATCTCTAGCCCAATTAAAAGCTTTGTCTAGCTGGGAGCTATATGATTGTTGATAACTGTTTTTATTATCGTATACGCGATACACCACTTCTTTATTTTGTGTCATTTTTATGTTTATTATTTATTGTTAGATCTCTCAATTAGAGCATTATGAATGATTTTCCTTGTTTGCTTATCAAGCAAGCGACCTTCACTCTGAGGTAGTTCATTGACCATTTCATCAAATGAAATATTCAAGATATCACTGATACATTGAATTTTTCGATAAATACCGATTTCCTTATATTTAAGGACTGCCCACAGCGCATCAAGTTGGGCGCTGTTTGTTTTTTCAATGGCTCTTTTGATTGAATGTACCTGAGTATTGGTAGTAGTTTTTTCTAATTTTGCACTCATGTTGTTTTTGCTTTTGAATTGTATCAATGATAGACTCCATTAGAAAAAGAGTCAAGCACAAAAATATGATCATGTAGAAAATCATGTTTAACTATTATAAACAAAAATCTGAAGAATTATAAGAAAAAATGAATAAATTAATACGCCCCAGTTCATTTTAGTTAAAAAGTTCGAATGCTATCTTACCAACTTGATTAGTGTTATCGCTGAGAAAACCAGTCAAAAGAATTGTTTCCTCTTTTGTAAAGATACAGCCTTTAATATCAAAAAGATATTCTTTACCTTTGAAGGTGAGATTGTGGACTGAATCAGAAATATTAATCAAAATAAATTCATCATCTCGCTCTCCCTGTAAATCTTTAAATGCATCATTTACTCCAATGACCTTACAGCTTTTTGTTATTTTTCCCATATAATGTGTTTTAAGTTGTTTGTAATATCTTCTATTTTAATCAAAGAAAGGAGATCTTGTCTTCCGTATCTTTGGTATCCTGTATAAAGAGGATATTTGACATTAACATTAATTTGTTTCAAGTCAACAATTTTTTCACAGAATTTCGCCAATGCTGGACGACTCACGATTAAAAAAGAATTTTCTCTTTCGAATGCGATGAAATTTGCTGCTCCATAGATCCATCCATTTTTACCTTGAACGTTTTTAAATTCAATCCAAATAACTTCGTCATCGACATTATTATCTTTTCTTTTGATTTTTTTTCTCGACTTTACATCGACAGTATATTTTTCACCTTTTTTATTGAGAATGTGAAAGTCAATGTGGCTAATTTGTTCTCTAAAAGTAGCATCTATGACTTGATTACCAAGTTTTTCGGCTATTTTTTTAAATTGTAATTCGGCAGATTCTCCCATTTCGGAAGATTCTCCAGTTTTGTCGTACTTATTTCTATAGAACATCTCAATCAAAATACACCATAATCCTCTCCCCGTCAAGATCTATTTTTGAGGGTTTCATGTATCTTTTAATGAATTTTAAATAAGAATCTGGCTTGTGAGTGCGATAAATTTCACCAATAAATATTTTTATTTGGGGATTTTGTTCTTTATAAAATTTTCTAAAATCAGCAAAATATTGAGAAATTTGTTTAAAGCTTATTTTAGCATGAAATCCAATTGCAATAATTATTTCACCAACTTCATTTTCTTTTTCAATGACAATAAAACCAACAATTTGGTCATCCTTAAAAACAATAAAGCAATCACAATTTTTAAATAAATTATTAAAATATTCTTTTATTTTAAAAATTCTCATTTGCATTGATGGGAGTTCGCAAAAATCAAATGGCTTTGATTCTAAGCAATAAAGCTTAAAAAGATTAAATAATTCTTCCGAAGGCTCTTTTATTAATTTAAATTTCATTTCTAGTTTTTATTATAAAAAAGTGTAACATAAGATATGGGGAAAGGTCAAGATAAAGTAGCTAGAAGTTTGGTTGAGTTTCAACCTTCTGCTATATTAGATTTTTATCTGCTTTATTTCAATATTGTTGATAAAGAAGGTTTGTTTTTAGCTTTTCATCCAGGTTCTAATTTTCAACAACCAATAATATGGCAGGGTACTGAATATTTACCAATGCCAGTTGAAACAGAAGGTTTTGAGTTATCTACAAATAATAGACTTGTAAGACCTAAAATTAGAATATCAAATAAAGATTTTATTGTTACTGATATTTTAGCTAATAATAAAGATTTACAATACGCTAGATTAGTCAGAAAAAGAACTTTTGTTAAATTTTTGGATGATGATAATTTCGATGGAGGAAATCCATGGGGAGAATCTGACATGTCGGCTGAAATAAGTAATGATACTTATATTGTAGCGCAAAAAACAGCAGAAAATAGATTATTTGTAGAATTTGAATTAACAACAGCTTTAGATATTGATGGTGCTACATTAAATAATAGATTAATTTTATCAAATTATTGTAGCTTTAATTATAGGGGTTTTGGTTGTAGATATGAAGGTGCTGAATTATTTGATAAAGATAATAATAAATTAAATATTAATAACACTAGTATTATTAATTTTATTCAACAGGATCAATATAATTTTTTACAATGGTTTAATGGAGAAAGTTATAAAAGTGGTGATATGGTTTGGACCATTGATAAAAGAATAAACTTAACGCCAATTTATGGACAAAAAACCAGTAAATATCAAGAAACTTATCATGTATGTATAAAAAATCATTCTTCAGATCAAAGCAACTCTCCATGGTCAAAATATAGTTCTATATATTGGCAAAAAGATGAATGTGCAAAAAATTTAACAGCGTGCAAAAAAAGATTTAATAAAGAAACTTTTAATAAAACTGTCAGTGATGTTTATCAAATAGATGAAAAATATTTAAATACTTCAGGTTTAGCATCATCAAATACAAGCCCATCAATTAATGGTCTTAAATTTTTACAACAAGATCAATCTTTATCTACATATATAGATAAAGATTTTACTATAGCAACATGGATTACTGCTCCAAGTAATATTACAAATTCTGTTCATACAGTTTTAACAACTTTAAAAACAGGAGCTTATTGGGGTGGTGGATTATTATATTATACACATTATGATAAATTTGTACAAGCATTTAGCACTGTAACTCAAAACCCAAATACAACAACTACAAGATTTGAAGAAATTGGATCGTTGAATAGAAGTGCATATACAAATGGTTTTTATAATGATAGTTATGAGGTTTACGAGGGAAGTCGCAATTCAATTGATTTATCTGAAATAAAAATTGGAGATATAAAAGAATTATTGTTTTTTAATCAAGAAATCGGCGCTTGGAAAACTGGTGATTTTATAAAAGGATATTATAAAACTCATAGTTTAGAAGGGATTGTAACTGAAATTAATGTTTCTAACAGTCCAATGTATTCTAAATCATTTACCAATTCAGATAATACCAGAACTTCTGTTATGGAAGGTCTTGGATTTATAAATGAAAATACAATTCAAAAACCAATAACAACATCTCTTCTTGAAAAAAGGCATCGTCCATTTGTTACTGCTGATACTGCAGATAATTCATTAATAAAAGTAAAAATAAAAGTAACTGCAAACTCAAGCCCAAGAACAACAACTACTAATAGATTTGGTGTAATAGAAAAGCCAGCGCTTATATCTTGGGCTGCAGCATCTACTGAAGCGCAATCACTTGGTGGTAGATTAGCTGTTTTAAACACTTTAGAAAAAAATAATATTGTTCCTATTTTTAATGGTTATAAATTAATTGGTGGCAATGATGTAGCTAAAGAAGGTACATTTAGATGGATTAATGGCGAATATGTTAAACAGGGTTATCAAAACTGGGAATCAATACCTAGCAATATAAGCCCGACATTTCAAGAACCAAATGATGGCGTTAATGCCGCTGGAGTAAGAGTTGTTGCACAACCTGGTCAAGACTATATGTACATGTATGGTAATGATAGATTTAGTGTTGCAGGATTTCCTAGTTATAAAAAATGGGATGATGGAGTGGATAGTTGGGGTGATGGTTATATTATTGAATATCCTTGGATGTTTGAAAATCAAACTAATATTCAATTAAGTGATCTTAAATGGATAAGCACACCAAATTCAATCAAAAAAGGAACAAATAATTATAATCTGCTTTTAATGGAGGGTAAAAATACCCAAAGCGCTGGCGGTAAAATTAAAATATCATTAATTAATACTGATGGAGAAAATTCTAGTGAATATACATTAGCAACAAATGAAAAATTTACATTTTCGCACTTTTTACATCAAAAAAATCATGATAAATTCCCTGGAGATCCTGATTATTCGACAAAATTTAGATTAGGAATAACTGATTGGTGGTATAATCAAATAGTAAACCCTACAGCTACAACAGTTAATAAAAATGGTTTTAATGCTCCAAAAGGATTAACGTTAATTAGTGAATTTAAAAAATTTGTAGAAAATGTTGTTTTTAACGCATATAATATTGGTGATATATTTCAAGCATTTAGCTTAAATTTCAAAAAAGCAGAACATCCAGATGTAAATTTTAATTCTTGGAAAGTTGGAGATTATATTGAGTTCATATATCCATATGAAGATATTGTATTGGGCGGAACCATTTACTCTTTTACTAACACATCTACTGATTTTGTTTATTTTGTCAGAGTAATTTATAGAAGCCGTAATGTTAATAATACAATTCCAACATCAGAAATCATAACTAGTCCAACAAACTGGATATGGACAAATGCTAAGGCAGATGCTGAAGCAAGAGCTGGTAGATTATTTTGTCCAAAAAATTCAACAGACTGGTCTACAGTAACTAATCGACATTCATCACTAATGGCGACCACTCGTTGTTGGATAGGTGCAACAGATTCAGTAAAAGAAGGAGACTGGAGATGGGTAGATGGAACATTATTTTATACAGGAAATGGCACAATAGGTGGTGCAGTTAGTGGTTTATATCATAATTGGAATAGGGTAGCGCCAGCAGTTGAACCAAATAATGCAACTCTTCCAGGTTCTACACTACCAGGAGAACATTATGCTCATGTATATCAAACTAGTGATGGAGTAGGTTTTGCATGGAATGATTTGCCAAATGATCCAAATTCGTGGAATCCAAATGTTATAAGATCTTATATTCTTGAAAGACCCATGACAATCAAGGTATATACAACAGTTAATGCAAATGACACTAGAGGAAATAGTTATACCTCGCCAATAAATTATCATGGACTAGCTATTTGGGATAGAGAACTCGCAGAGACAGAAAAACAATGGTTAAAAAGAACATTGCCCAATGATATGTTTTCTAGCCCTTCAATTGCAAAACTACCAAGAAAATTTTCTGAACTACCTTTAGAAAGACCAGGATTAAATATTACTAGTGGTCTTATTGGGTGGTGGCAAGATAATCATACTGGAGTTTTAAGTGAAAGAAATGGATCTTATAAATGGAGAAGTGAAACTGGTAAGTGGTCAAATGGAGGTGTGGAAAAAGATATTATCATAACAGGAGTTGGTATATCTACAACTAATTTAGTACAAACTTATCAAACCAGCATAAATAGAAATTTAACTTATTCAAAAACACCAAATTATTATTTACCATTTGGTGGATTTCCAGGAACATACGGATACGGATATGGAAACTAAAATTAAAAATAAATCATTAAGTAAAATAAAAGAATTTATAATTCAACATGCGGATTTTAATTTAAATGCTGAAATTTGTGGTTTTATAGGATTTGATACTAATGAAAAAACTTATGTTGCCCATATTGAAAAAAATCTTGCAAAAAATGTAAGTGATTATTTTTTAATAGACCCAAATAATTATTTAAAATTTAAAAATGATTATGATATAATAGCCGTTTTTCATAGTCATATTGTTGGAGATGAAAGTTTTTCAGAATTTGATATAAAAATGTCAGAATTAAGCTGTGTACCATTTTTAGTTTTTTCACTAAATACAAGAAAATTTAATCTTTATGAACCTCAAAATAAAGATTATAATATAAAAAGAACTACAAACTTTAAGAAAAAATATGACAACAATTAATTTACATGGTATTTTAAAATTTGAATTTGGAGAAAAGTTTGAAATAAAACTAAGGAAACCAAAGGAATTTATTGATGCAATTACTTGTAGTAGAGAGAGGTTTCGTAAAAGATTATATGAATTATCTCATGAGGGTTTAAATTTCTCGCTTATTGTAAATAATAAAAATATAAAAAATCTAACTCCTGAAGAATTGGAGAGACCACCAAAACAAATCGATATCGTTCCAGCAATCATTGGTCAGGGAGTCGTTGTTGCTGCTGTGGGCGCTATAGCTTTAGGCGTTGGTATATTTGGAGGATTAGCTCCAGCTGTTGCTGCTATATGGATTAGTGTCGGAATTGGGCTTTTAAGTGCTGGTGTGCAAGCAATGCTTGGTAAACGTGGAGGCGGTAGTGGTGTTAAAACTCCAGAGCAAGTAGTTGGAACAGCATCTTCAATAGATCAATCATTTTCTTTTAATACTACAACTAATACGGCAACACAAGGATCAGTCGTACCTGTTGGTTATGGAAGATTAAGAGTTGGTTCGCTCATAATTCAATCAACTGTAAAATCCTATCCAATGAATATTAGATCTACTACTGTAAAAGCGTCTAATTATGCAAGAGCTGATATACAAAGTGGTTCTCCAGAAGATTGGACAAAACCCATTTTATCAGCAGAAAATCCAAATGTAGAAGCATCATCAACTACAGACTGGTCAACAATTGAAAGTAGATTAAATCAAAGAGACAACGAATAATGAAACATTTTATTAAAAAAATATCATTAATGGGTGCTGGTAAAAAACCAAAATCCCCTAATCCTGGTCCACCACCAGATCCACCAAGATTAGAACCACCTATATATGGTAATTATAAAACTTATCCATCATACTCTTCGGCTGAAATAGTTGATTTAATTTGCGATGGACCAATTGAAGGTTTAGTTAATGAGGGGGGTGAAAAACTTACAGATGTAAATATACTACAAGGTATTTATTTTGATAATACACCAATAAGTTCAGTTGATAATGTAGGATCATCTTCAGTAGCATCAAATCCATTTAGTGATGTTGCTAATACAAATGCTTTTTTTACTCCATTAACTAATTTTTTAGGAAATGTATTTAGTCCGACAAATAAAAGAGAAATTATATCGCAAGATGCATTGGATCTATGGAGAAAAAAATATAAAACACAACAAATTCCTGGTACACATCAATCTGAAAATATAGGAACAATTGCATCAATTGTTGAAAATTATTCAAATATTAGAGCTGATGGTTTACATGAGAAATTTAATAAAATTGGAAAAGAAATAAATAAACTACAAGCACAAGTTAATAAATTAGATGATTTAGAAGTAATCAATCAACAAAAATATAGTGATAAAAGTGCCTCAAGAGGTGGAGTAGTTGCACAAAGAGATGCTGAACAAGGGGTTTTAAATACGTTAAATGCGCAACTCGCTGCACTACCTAATAACAAAGCTAATAAAAAAGCCCGCGATGCTAAAGAAAAAGAAATAAATAATTCTAAGGGTAGATTAAAACAATTAAATGCTCAACTTGCTAAATTAGATAAAGAAATTGCAGCATTAGATATTGATGGGAAAGAAGCTCAGAGAAATAATGTAATTATACAACGAGATGCTGAACAACAGACTTTAAATAGGTTAAATGCAGAACTTGCTGCTATACCTAAAAAACAAAAGCAAAATAGAAAAAATAAAGATAAAGAAATAGACGCTTCTGAAAAAAGAATAAAAAACTATAATGAACAAATAAAAGCATTAACTAAGCAATTAGAAAAGCTTGGCAACTTTAATAAAATTGCTAAAATTGAAGCGCAAATTGAACAAAAACAAGAAGTTCAAAAATCAATTAAATTTGATTGGCAACCTTATAATGGTACACAAGAAATTGATTTTAGATATGGAACATTAGATGAAATGGCATCAAAGAGCCAAGTACAAAGAATGACTACTTCAGGTTCACCATGGTGGAGAGCTGTTAATTCAGATCTATTACAACTTCATTTAAGACGTGATACTGCTTTTGCTGAAGGTGTAAGTTATAATATTCAAGCTTGGAAAATTTATTTAAATAATTTACTTCCTTCAGTCCCTCGATTTGAACAAAACTATATAAATAAAATACTAGGTAAAATTAAGCTAATAGAGCAAAAAAAAATAACAGAATCATTAAGTGAATCAGGTTTGCCTGTGCCGTCAAATTTAAATAAAACATTTAGAGATTATGATTTAATTACACAACCATTATTAATACTATCAATCGGCGTAAGAAATGCGCCTTTATCCATACTGAAGAGTGGAGCTTCAACTGCAGATAAAACAGTAAATGATGAAGATTCAGAGGCATCTTTTTATATTGATAAAATGGCTGCATATGAAAATGATTATATATTTACATGTGTAATACCAGAAGTAGACAGTGCAAATTCATTTACTGGTAGAGTGTATGGATTTATTGCAATATCTTTTGCAGGATCTAACGCAACAATACCGCAAATATCGTGGAATGTAGATAATGTTCCTGGCGATGAATTAAATTCTGCAATAGATATTTCTGGATCTAGAAAAGATTTACTCTCTAATTTAATAACTGCTCTCGGAGCATGGGCAGCTCAAACAAAATATGATGTACAAAATATTATTAATATACATAAAACAACATTAAGTACAGGACTAACTGATATTTTAAGATCTAGTTTTAGTTTGAAATTCTCAAGGGCATTTTTTCAACCATCAATAAATAAATATAACTTTAATAACGTATTATGTGAATTTAGAAATGGAGAAGAAAATCAAAAACCTCTTGCATTTTTTAATAATACACATATTGATATTGACGCAAACTATAAATTAACAGGCCCATTTAGAAGTGTTGGACAAGTGAGAAAATTTGCTCCAAATAGACTTTTATTAGATACACCTGTTGCGGATCATTATAGAAATTATAGGGCTGTAGCACCACAACTGCCACCTGCCGATGAAGAAGGCGGTATTCCAGACTTGTTGTTAAAATCTAGATCAGAAGGCGGGTTAGATCTTAGAAGGTATCAAAAAAGAATTGGTGGTGTAGTAACTCCTCAACAAACTAATTTTCATAATGCTTTAGATATGTTTAATGAAGACTCTATTCCTTATACATACTACATTGAAAATCCAGACGTTAGTGAAATTATTGTTACAATTGAAATTAAACAATTAACAGATATTATTACAAATACTTTGAGACTATCAATTACTGATGGAGGAGCATCAGCAACAGATGATAAAGCTACAAATGATCAACCTGGCACAAAAATACCAGCAATCTGCCATGTAATGATTGAAACTGGCAAGGTAATAAATAAAACGTTTCAAGCTAATGAGAGTAGAGAATATAAAATAATTGGCATAGTTGAGTCTCCCGTTATAATTGATTTAGGTAATAATGAAAATAAATTTTATGAAGAAAAGGGTGCTTATATAAGTAAAGGTCCATTTGTCGCTAGTCCTACAAATTTAAATGATAATAATCCATCTAAAAAAATAACATTACCACCCATAAGTAATGATGAAACATCCTCTGGAGGCAAAAGATATGTAAAAATATATAAAGTATCTGCAGAAACAAATTCAATTGCTTTAAAAAGAGAGGTTTATGTAAATAAAGTAACAGAAGTTGTTCCATTTAATTTTTCATACCCATTTTCTGCTGTTGTTGGAACTAAAATAGATGCTAGAAATTTTACTTCAATACCAAATAGAAGTTATGATTGTAGGTTGAAAAAAATAGCAATACCAGAAAATTATTATCCACTGAGTGATCAACTATTTAAAAAAGATAAAAGGTATTATAGTTCAATAGAAAAATACAATAATGCAAAACTTAATGATAAATTAGTTTACAAGGGAGATTGGAATGGAAAATTTAAACTTGGTTGGACAGATAACCCAGCTTGGATTTTGTATGATATATTAACAAATGATAGATATGGATTGGGGCAATATTTAGAAGATTCTGCTATTAATATTTGGGAAATATATAAAATAGGAAGATATTGTGATGCTGTAGATGATGATGGTCTTTTTATTGGCGTAAAAGATCTTCGTGGAGGTCTTGAACCAAGATTTTCATGTAACGCAATGTTTAATGAATCAACAAAAATATTTGACGCTATTAACATGATAGCAAATTTATTTAGAGGTAATATTTTCTTTTCTAATTCTGAATTACATTTTAGTGATGATAGGCCTCGTGAACCAATTGCATTATTTACAAATTCTAATGTTAAAGATGGATTTTTTAATTACACAAACAATAAAAAAGATGAATCTTTTAATATTGTAGAAGTTGCTTATGTAGATAAATTGGATAATTTTAAAACAAAAATAGAAGTAGTTAAAGATGAAGATGACATTAGGTATAGAGGCTATGCTAAAACTACTATTAATACATTTGGTGTAACATCAAAGTCGATGGCAAGAAGAATAGGTCAACACGCAATATGGCAAACAACTAGAGAAAATCAAGGCATTGAGTTTACAAGTGGACCAGAAGCATTATTATGTAGACCTGGGGATTTAATTATTGTTGAAGATGAAATGAAAAGTAGAACTGCTAATTACGGCAGAATACTTGATGTTGATGTGACTAATAAAACAATCACATTAGATGGAATAGTTGACACACAGGCTTTTGGATCAAATGCTAAAATTACTATTTATACCCCGACTGGATATAAAACAGCTGCAGAGTTAAGTAAATCAAGTGATGCTATAAGACAAAGAATTGATAAATTTCAAATTTCTAATGGAAATTTAGGTCATACATCTAATAAAGTTTATCAATTCTCACATTACTCTACACAATATGATTCATTAGATACGAGTAAAATCAGTGGATATCAACACGCTGTCTACCGACACACAGGTGATAAAAATAACTGTTGGTATTATGATTTGAGTCTTACTGGTTGGATTATGTCTACAAGTGGACCATTTTCAACTATTAATAGACAATACATTTCTGAAATAACTACAGGAGGTATCCAAAATATTTCTAGTGTTAATGCATTTTTAAATACCAGTCTTACTAAAAGAGGAACTTTGCAACAAGCATCTCCAACTTTTGTTTATAGTGGAACTAATTGGACTGGAGTATTACAAGGTTCTCCAAATTATGGAGGTATTCATGATGATGAAATAAGAACTCAAAATAATAGACAAATAACTACGTATGCAGTATCTGGTTATTCAGCATTATATTCTGATACAGAAATAAGAAATGGATCTATTGTGTATTTAGATAATAATAATTTTAATTTAAATTTATTAAATATAGTTGAACAGGGTTCAACATATAGATTCCAAGTAAATAATACAGAAGATCAAATTTATAAAGTAATATCTATTAGAGAAAATAGCCCAAATGAGTATAGTCTCGTTGGATCAAAATATGATAGCGGAAAATGGTTGACAATAGAAAATGATGTATATATTGAAAATGCTCAAGAACAATACAACTCTTTGTTATTTAAAGTAATTGATGGATACGAACAACCAACTAAAACAGCATTAAATATAACAAAAAATAATTTAAACTTTACTTTAAATGGAGAGTGGTTTCCACCAAATGGAGAACAAAATTTAGTTTATTCAACTATATTAGAAAATCCAAATATAGGATATTATAATGAACAAGTTATTGATTCTTCAAATCAAGGTTCAGGGCCATATAGAGTATATTACTCAGGATTAAATGATCAAGGTTTATGGACATTCAAAGTGCAAGTTATTTCTCGAAATCCATTAAAATATAACTCGCAATTTTCAATAGCTAAATACTTTATAGGATATGAAAATGCAAACCCAGGTGATTTATCAAAACCTGTAGTTGAAAATGTTGTGATAATTTAAATTAAAAAATTAATATGTTTGAATTTGAATCAAATTATAATTCTAATACTGGAGATCTAAATGCAATAGCAGTTGGAAGTGGTGTTCATCTAAATAAAGATGTATCTTTTTATTTTTCTTTGTTTGATAACAAAAATAATTTAATAGAAAATACACAATCATTTAGAAGTAATCCATTTATAAAAGCTGTTACTTTTGATATTTTAGATATAAATGGAAATACAATTTTACCAGAATATATTACATCTGCGAGTACCGCATTTTCATTTAATGAAAATGAAAATATATCTATATTTGGTTTGTATCAAAAAGATTTTGGAATTAGAGCTAATGTAAGCAATAACTTTAATCCTGAAATATTTACTCTTGAATATTATACGTATGGAAATGTTCCAAAAATCTCTGGAGTTAAAGTAATTGATGGAGTTGGATATAAAAATTATCCAACAGACCCTTCTGGAACTGGAGAGTCAATAAGTAAAATTGAAGAATATGTTAATTTTAATATTTCTTTAGAGAATGATCCTAAGTATACAAAATTAGATAAAATGGAATTTTACGCTGTAAAATCTGAAACATCAACTTTGCCACAATTAATTTTTGATAATTTATTTCAAACTAATAGTTTAATAGAGTTTATAGATTTAAATAATATAAAGTTTGATAAAAAATCTAATTTTGAATACAATACTCCATATAATTTTGCAATAGTGCCTTATTCAAAAATGGGATCTGGAGAACCATTTTACATAACTGATGTCTATATTACACAAACTATTGATACTGGTGTTAATACAGTGATTAGCGCTACTGATCCAACTAATTTTGAAATAGCTAAAACAGAATCAATTAGTGGAGAAATACCAACAAAAGATAAATATACAATTGATATTTTCGAAAAATATAATTATAAAACAGTATCTTACACCACTCAAATAATAGATGCTTATGGATCAGTTACATCATCAGATTTAAAAGTAACTATTAGCGATTCAAGTAATAAAGATAGATCTGGAGTATTCATTAGTGAATATGCAATTAATAATGATATAGGTATTGAATACTCTATAGAGAATACATTTTCTTATATATATTTAAATGTTATTAATGTCGAACCTACTGGATTCTTTAGGATTCAAAGAACTGCCATGTGAATTAAATAATTTAGATAATTCTTCAATAAAAATAGGTCTAGCTTCTTTGGATAAAGATTTATATTTTTCTTTAGCCCTTTGATAATTTCTTCTATTAATTTCATTAGTAGGAGGGATTATTTTTCTTATTTTTTTAACGATTTTATTATTCATAATTTTGCTATATAAGTTTCAGTATCTTTTAAAAAACCTAATTTTTTATAAAAATTTTTAACTTTTTCATGTTTTGGGTGCTGCGTAACAGTTGACATTAATATATATTTATACTCTTTTTCGCGCGCAAATTTAATAGCCGCTCTAAATAAACGATATCCAATTTTTGGATTTTTAGAAAGCCATAGGTATTCAGAAAACAACTTACAATTAAATTTAACGCTTTTTTCATTTACAAAAGCAATCATCCCATCATATCTTTCACCATTAAAATTTGCCCAAACAAAAAAATCCCAATTTAAAATAATTTGATTGGAAAAGTAATTTTTAATTGATTCTTTATCATGCTCCAAGAAAATATGTCCATTTTTAAAATTTTCATCATAAAACAGATCATTTAGATCATCAATTACTAAATTAAATTCATCAGGATTAACTATTCTTTTAATTGAATTCATTGTTGTAATATTAATGAGCTATATAAATTAATTATATATTTACAATTATTTTTAAAAGAAGGTATTTTCATAAAATGATCAAAACTTAAAGAAAAATCACTCACTATAGAATATATTTTAATCGGTCTATTAAAAAACAATAGATATTTTTCATAAATTAAAGCAAATATATATTCAATTAACCTTTTTCTAATTATTATATTATAATAATTTTTATATAATTCCCACTCTTTAGGTTCAAAATTTACTCCTTTATACTTTAAAAAATTAAAGAAATAGTCTTTTTCATGCGAATTTGGAATTTTTAAATTAAAAAAAACATCACACAAATCATAATACTCATGCGCATTAAATGAATTGGTAAAATTTATAAATTTAAAATAATCTTCTCCACATAAAATGCTAGAATTTATTAAATTACCATGACATAAAGATTTATTATAATTTTTAACTTCAGATAAAAAGAATTTTATTTCATCCTTTGTGTTTTTAAGTAAATTACTAATAATATCAAGATCAATATCGTTTTTTATTGCATCAATATCGTGCAATATTAAATTTTCTATTTTATGATTATTAAAAAAATTAATAAAGAAATCTTCTATATTATATTTTGAAATGGGGTTTTCATTTATATGAGAAAGACAATCGAAGAACAATTCATTGTTATTAACAAAATAAGAATTACCATTTTCCTTTAAAGAAATCTCTTCTTCAAATGAATAAATTGAATACGAAATATAGTCTCCATATTTAAAAGAATTATTTTTAATTGGAGTTTGTAATAAGTTACTATTTATATCAGTTATTAAATTAAATTCATTTTTTAACAACTGATCAGAGTCATTTAATGAATATTTTAAAACATATTTATGTTCCCCGATATTAAATTTATAAATATCGTATTCATAATTTGAATCCAAAAGCTCAACATTATTTTCTATTTGAAAATTAAAGTTGGCATCTTTAAAAATATTTTCTACAATAGAGAAACTCTCATCCTGAATAATAAATTCTTTACCAGGATAAACATAAAATCTATTTTTTAATAAATTTTTTAAATTCATTATGAATTAATTATCTTCAATAAAATTCTAGATTCTTTAGCGGGGACATCCTTAAATGATTCCCAATTTTTAGCTTCTTGATTTCTATAAGCTTCCGATGTCCAGAGCGCTCTCAAATGTTCTTTGAAACCATCAAATGAATTGATTTTAAGTTTTTCATTTACTGCTTTTTCTAAGGCTCCCTGTGGAGTTACTGGGATTGCTGTTGATACAAGCATATCTCCAAGATCAATAACTCTATTTTTTGATTTATCAATTTCATCCGCACCAACGATATGAATATTCAAAAAGTTACGAACACAACGAACAAATGCGCGATTACATGCAATTGTCTCTAAAAATTTAATACAAAAATCATCAGTATTTTCGATAGTTGCATTAGCTACATCTTCGAAAAGAACAGATTTATCATTTGTTTCATAATTTCCAATCCAAGTAATTTGACACTTTGCTACTACATAATCTTCTTTAATGTGAGACACTTCGTATGCCACATCAGTAAATCCACGTAATTTAGCTAATTCTTTAATACCACCCAACATAATGAGTAGCTGTTTATCATTTAAGCCTTCAGTAGAAGTTGGAACCTGCTGTCTTCTTCCTTCGAACCAATCTTTATTTGGATAAAGGAATTCTGGTTTAATCATTGTCCTCCAGTTAATTGAACCATCTTCATTAAATTCATAATTAACTCCATCAAGAAGTCCGTGTTCATTTCGCTTGTACTTTTCAAATGGAGTTGTTTTTTTAGATTCGCTCATATATAAAATAATGGTTTAGTTCTTCGTAGAAGACATCATCATCTACCATATTTAGATTTTTGTCAATAATATTTTCATCTTTTTGCCAATGGTATTTACTGGGATATCTTTTTTCATTAGATAAAATGGTTTTGCCAGAAGTAAAAAATGTATTATTAATATTAATTAGCTGTTCGGTCAGATCTTCTTTTTTAAGGGTTTTATATGGACGAACTTGAACTTCAAAATATTTTTCTTGAATTTCTGGAATTAAATTCTGATCTTTAACTAGAATTTGAAAATTTATTTTTTTAGATTTTAAATTTTTAATATAAAAATCATCTAAATGGGTATTTTCGCCAATAATAAATGAAATATTTTTAACTCTAGAATGAATTTGATCTAAAATATTCAATGGAATGAGTTTATCAGAAATAATTGAAACATTTGACCACTGACACCATTGCATAAAGGAATTGGCATCAAAACCATAATCTAATCTAAGATAAATCAATTGATCTTTGAGTTCTTGATATGGTTGAAAGAAATTCGGGACTACTTCCATAATTTTATCTTTAAAAGAAGCTCCAAGATGTACTGTTTTAATATTAACTTTACTGTTAATCTTTAATTGATCTAAAATAGATTGTGCTATAATTTCAGGTTTGATTTTATTAATAGCATTTTCTGGATCAACTAAATTTAAACATGGTTTTTCTTTCCATGGTGATTCTATATTAACCTTCCTATCTTTCGCTGACCAAAATCCATCAGAAACTTTAGGGTAAATATTTCCAAAAATAGAAATTAATGGTATATTAATACTGCTTACATAATGAGAAAAAACATTATCTGTACCAATGTGTAATAAAGACTTTGATAAAATATAAGCATTTTGCTTAAATGTTAAATCTCCATAACAAGCATCAATATTAGGGATAATAGTATTCTCCTTTGCCCCAATTTGCACAACTTTAATACCAGATTTACCTAAAGAATTTTTAATTAAATCAAAAACAATATTAAAGTGTTGATACTTTTTAGATTCAGTTGAATGCTCGGAATAAACTGTAATATATTTATCTGCTAATAATGGGTAAAAATGCTTTGCTACAGTTGGCTTTGCAATTTTGACTCCAAGATTTTTCGCGTATTCTTCTACTAAGTGACTCATACTAATGTGAATTGTGTTTTATCTTTTCCGTTGTGCATGTAATTTAAATGCCTTTGTGTGTTGTAAGTTGGGAAGAACGCTAAATCAAAATATCCTTTGTGCAACCCAGCCCCCTCTAATACCATTGGATTGTCAATAGATGGTGCGTATGCAATGCATTTATGTATATTAACATTATCTTCAATATATTCAAAATATTGAGGTTGAGTTATGATATAAATATTATGTTGTGGATATTGCTTCTTTAGATTTTTAGTCAATCCGTTTATCAGCAGCACATCAGTTTCTGATTGAGGTACTACAACTGCAATTCTCTTGCCTTCATCATCTTTATCTAAGATATCAGCAAAATCAATTGGTTTTTGCGGCATTGTTTGTCTTGCGACATTTTTAAAATGATTAACTAAATCTTCTGGTTTTAAACCATTTTGCAACATTTTAATCCAATGTTTTACTCCAGAAGTATTCTTATCGGCTTTTTCACATAAAATGTTTTCATATAAATCAATAACAAATTCAGAAGCGTCAGTAAATTGCTTTTGAGGTGTATAATCAGGATTTCTTAACGGTCCATCAAATTCAAAATCAAAATCAACTTCTGGCATTGAATCAATAATCTCTTCAAGTTGTTTACCGATAACTTCAATTGAACAATTATCAATAACAAATTGTCTTGCTCTTTTGCCCCAAGATTCTTTTTCATCTTGGTTCATATTGTATACTCTAAGCAATTGTTGATGAATGCTTTCTGGATATGTTGAAGCTTTAATAAATTGAGTGCCAGGTTCTCTATACTCAGCCCAAGACAATGGTAAGCCACCACTATCTTCATGACAGTAATCTTCGCCGCAAGAATAATCTGTAGCCAGAGTAATTAATTCAGTTAGTTTTGCTTCTTGAATTGGTATTTCTTGTCCACCACTAGTAAATGGATGACAATAAACATCCATTAAATTATAAATTTCATTTAATTGTTCTTCCGAAACGCCATGTCCAATGTTAGTTGTGTTGACTGTTTTTTCAGAACCACATTTTCTACAATTTTGTTCTTGACCAGTAAATGGCCTAATCTCATAAGATTCACACGCTTTGCAAAAATAAGTAGTAAGAATATCATTTGGATTAATTTCTTTTTCTTCTAAAAGTCTTGGAATATCCCAACCCTCAGACCAATGCGTATGTAAAAGAAGTTTTGCATTTGGAACATCCTGTTTAAAAAGCTTAAATCCATCTAAAATATTAGGAACGCTTTTTCTTAATTGATTTCTAAAAACAAAACCAATAATAAATTCATTAGATAATCCATGATTACTTCTTAAAACTTTTCTTTTAATTTCATCAAATCTGTAAAATGTTTCAGTCTCTAAACTGCCGCGCAAAGTTTTTACATGATCATAACCCATTTCTTTCATAGCCTTTTCTGCAAAAGATGCCCAAACATAATAATGTTTAATTTTTGGCGCAGAGTCAACTGCTTCAGTTAAGATCGGAAGACTATCAAGGGTGGTCCAGACCATCGAATTAATTTTATCCCACCAAGGCTTGTTATAAAATCCTTGAAAGGCCCAAATATCTTCTATTCCTAAATAAACATCAGGTTTAATTTCCTTAATTGCATGATCAATCATTTCAGCCCCATAACCCGCCGCTCTTTGTTGTGTTGGGTCAGTAATTTGAGATAATTTTTGTTGATCTGGAAGTGAGCCATAACATTTCCAAGGAACGAATTGGGTGACTGGATCATTCCAATGCATTCCATTAGCTAATTCTACAATATTGTATTTTCCAGTTTTAAAAAGATAACGTAAAATATTTTTTTTATTTTTACCAAAACCAGTAAAAGCTCGGCAAAAATTACTATGAATTAGTACTGTTTTTTTACGCATGATTAGTTATTTTGTTTTTGGCTATTAATACGATATTCAAACAATTCATCAAGAACCTTTTCACAAAAGGCTTTGAGTAGATAAGCTTCAGACATTTCAAAACCAATGCCAAATTTAAGAGCTGAATTCTTTACTACGCTAAGAGAAAATGCCTTTGTGCCATCCTGCTTAGAATATGGTTTAAAGTTAATTGTTGTTTTATTCTCTTCGTAAGAATGAAAAGCCTTATACTCGACATATTCGGAAACTGCATAAATTAATCCCGCAGCTTCAATTTCATTTAATTTAAAAGTAATAGTCTTATCTGGATTCTTGGCATTTTCAGAAAATGAACCATTTCTAGTTTTTTCATTCCAAGAGTGTTGTTGAATTGCATTAACATAAATGCAGGGTTCTTTATCTTTCCCATGAACCCCAATTTTAAATGAAAAAGCACATCCAGTGTTTTTAGAATTTGGCTTATATAGCGTAAACATATGCATGATACTAAATTTTAAAAAGTAGATTTCTATTGTTTTTGTGTAAAATTAATAGTGTCTTATCTTAATCACAATATTCCTACTATTACTTGTTTAATAAGAAATGAGTATCTTTTTAATCATGAAAAAGGACATGGGGAATATACTTCATGCGATGTTCATTCTGTAGCTTCAATTGAAAAAAGAGTTCCACTTTTTGAAGCATTTTTAACAAATGGAGTAAACTGGACTCGTCGCCCAATTACCGCTTTTTGTTGGAAAGAGTGCGATCCAGTGCCACTAGAACATGCGATGTATTGGGATTGTTTTAGTCCATATGTTGATGTCCAAGTAAGAACAAGATTAAAAGGATTAAAGGCTAAACTCATCAATCCAAAGGGGCAAAAGGAATGGGGTGAATATATGTTTACTTTAGATTGGGGTTGGGAAAATAAAGCAATACTTGACACAAATTTCTCTGAAACACCCGAACATAAATGCGCCCACCTGTTTAAAATGGATAATGGTAATTTTTATGCTTATCCAAACAATAGGATCATTTGGCACGATGACGCTTGGGTCGATACTCCAATTGATAAAAACCCAGGATACAAAATAGATTTAACTGTATATAGTGTTGAAAACAAAAGAGTTCAATACACTGATTATAGCTACATGACAGAATTTACAAATGAGCCTCAGAAACCAAATACTACAGGAACTCTTTGATAAGACTATTGTAAAACTTGCCCCAAGTAAAATTAATAATGCTGGAGTTGGGGTTTTTGCAATGAGTGAAATTGAAAAAGAAGATATTGTATTCACTACAAATACGAATAAATTTATTCAGTGGTTTGAGATTGAAGGAATTGAGCAAAATATAAGTCGCTACATTAAACAAATGTGCAACCACAATGAACATGGATTTTGGATAGATTGCCCAGTGAATAAAATTAGCCCATCTTATTATGTAAATCATTCTGAAGAACCTAATTTATATCATCATTTAGAGACAGATACGTATTATGCCATTAAAAATATTGAAATTGGTGAAGAACTGACGTGTAAATATCTTCCAGAAGAGGTAGATTGGGTGTAATAGTCTTTGATGAGTGCTGCATATACTGGAATAACTATTGAACAACGTTCATGTTTTAATTTAACACTAACAATACAAAAAAATAATAGTGTTTATAATTTAAGCGGAGTTACTCTTACTGGTCAAATTCGCAGAAATTTTGATGACGCTTTACAAGCTACTTTTCAAACAGAAATTCTTAGCGTACCAAGTGGTATCGCAAAAATTAGTCTTAATGCAACTCAAACAGAAGCAATTGATTTAAGTCCTTGTAGTTGGGATTTATATGCTAATAAAGAATCAGAATGTCCAGATAAATTATTATATGGGCCAGTTAATTTGATTAAAAATATAACATCATATTGATATGAGTGACCAAATTACTATAAATATTACCCCAGATCAAAACGTAAGTATTAATCCTATTACTTTAAATCAAGGTCTTATTAATCATTCGGTTACTCATCAGTCTGGTGGCAGCGACGAATTAGCTCATAATCTTTTAGGTGGATTACAAGGTGGTTCTGGAAATCAGTTTTATCATCTTTCTTCTGGACAATATTTTAATTTAACTACTGGTGATGTAGTTCGCCCAAGTGAAACTGGGCAGTTTTATTCATCTAGTAATCCAAGTGGTTATACTGCAACTGGTTATGTAACTGGGGTTAGCGGTAATCTTCAAACTCAAATCACTAGCCTTAATAATCAAACAGGTTCTTTTTATCCAAGAACCAATCCAAGCGGTTATGCCGCCACTGGCTATGTTACAGGAATAAGTGGTAGTCTCCAAAACCAAATCACAACACTTAATAATGCTACAGGATCTTATGTTTTAACTAGTCAAACTGGTAATTTTATTACCGACACTCAAACTGGAGTATTTTATCCACGCTCCAATCCTTCAGGTTACATTACTGGAGTCGATTTATCATTCTCTGGCAACTACTACACAAAAACAGAATCTGAATCTAGATATGTAAATACAACAGGTACAGAAACAATTCTCGGAGACAAAACTTTCCACGATAAAGTATACATTAATAATTTATACGTTACAGGTCTTGAAACAATAATAAATACAACTAATACGAATGTAGCAAGTAATTATTTACTACTTAACTTAACTGGTGGGGCAGTTGATGGTGGTATTTTCTTCATTACTGGATCTGGACTTAGTGGAATTAATGATTCTGGCGCAATTATTGGTTTTGATCATTCTGACAAATTTAAATTTGGCATTGCAACTAGAGCAAGTGATTTAAGCACCTTGGATACTATTGCTTCTTATGAAGAAGTAACTGGAATAAGTGGAGGTTTACAAGCACAAATTTCTACACTAAACAGTGCGACAGGAAATTTTGCTTTAAAATCAGAAACTGGTAATTTTATTACTAATTCTCAAACTGGACAATTTTACGCAAATTCTAATCCTAGTGGGTTTATTACTGGAGTCGATTTATCCTCTTATGCTACTCAAACTTATGTAACTGGAATAAGTGGTGAATTACAAACTCAAATAAACTCTTTAGTAGAAAACTCAAATACAATTATAGGTCTTTCAATCTTTTTATAAAAAAAATAAATAAAATCATGGCAACATATACAAAGCAATTATTATCGCAAAGCACAAATGGCAAGTCTATTGTTATAGCTGCCAGTGGTGCTAACACTACGACAATACACACTACACAAGCCTCATCAGATATAATGGACGAGGTATGGTTGTATGCTACAAATTCTACAGCAGCAGATATTACATTAAATGTATTGTATGGAGGAACTGATTTTTCAACTGATATTTTATTTGAAGGTGTTATTGAGGCTTATGCTGGAAATACATTAATCTGCCCTGGTTTGATATTAAAGGGAAACGGAACTGCAGGATCTTCAATTTATGGCAATGCTAGTGTTGCAAGTGGGATTAATATTTTTGGATATGTGAATAGAATAAGTTAATATGAGTATTCGTTACGGAAATAAAGTTGGACCGTTAGTCTCACGTAAGTCTTCTTTTTTTAAAAAGGATAGATTTGATCGACTGCGTATTAAACAACCATCACCTACTAGCTCAACATCAAGCACTTGGACACGTCCAGCTGATTGGCTAACAATGCCGACTATAATATCTTCAGAGCAAAAAATAGCTTTGTTGATGCCAGTGTTTCCGCAACAATCTAACTTTCTCGCTTTTACAATATCTGGAGCATATACAGTTGATTGGGGTGATGGTGTAACAGAAAATGTTGCATCTGGTGTTAAAGCTCAACATGAATACTCTTATACCGACCCAGATTTAAATGCCACCGTTACAAGTGATGGTTATAAAATGGCAGTTGTAGTCATTACTCCTCAAGCTGGTCAAAATATAACAAGTGTAGACTTTAACCAAAAATATGCATTAACGGGATCTACATTTCCCGATTCATCTCCTATATTAGAAATAGTTTTATCTTGCCCAAGTTTAACAGGTTTAACTCTTGGTAATGCAACCGCTTCTTTGGCTTTTTGTAAAAATTTAGTTAGTTTTACTGGAGTTAATATGGGATTATTAACTGACTTAACTAATTCATTTGCAAATTTAGTTTCATTAAAAAATATATCCCTCAGCGGTACTACTAACGTTACTAATATGACAAGTGCATTTAGTGGTTGTTCTAGTCTTATAAGTGTATCATTGTCTGATACAGGAAGTGTTACTAATATGACTAGTATGTTTAATAATTGCAGGTCTCTTAATACTGTACCATTATTCAATACAGGGGCTGTTACTACTATGAGTGGTATGTTTAGTAGTTGTACTTCTCTTACAACTGTACCACTGTTTAATACAGCAGCTGTTACTAGTATGAATAGTATGTTTAGTAGTTGTACTTCTCTTACAAGCGTACCACTGTTTAATACAGCAGCTGTTACTAATATGAGTTCTATGTTTAGTGGTTGCTCTTCTCTTACAAGTGTTCCACTATTCAATACAGGGGCTGTTACTAATATGAATAGTATGTTTGCCTCTTGTTCCCGTCTTCAGACTGTACCATTATTTAACACGCAAAATGTTACTACTATGGGAGGTAATATTCCACCAGAAGGAATGTTTTTTAGCTGTAGATCACTTACAAGTGTACCACTATTCAATACAGCAGCTGTTACTAGTATGGGTAGTATGTTTTTTAGTTGTACTTCTCTTACAAGTGTACCGCTTTTTAATACAATAGCTGTTACTAATATGGTTAGTATGTTTAGTAGTTGTACTTCTCTTACAACTGTACCACTATTCAATACAGCAGCTGTTACTAATATGGTTAGTATGTTTAGTAGTTGTACTTCTCTTACAACTGTACCACTATTCAATACAGCAGCTGTTACTAATATGGGTAGTATGTTTTTTAGTTGTACTTCTCTTACAAGTGTACCACTATTCAATACAGGGGCTGTGCAATTCACGAGTACTATGTTTAATAGTTGTACTTCTCTTACAACTGTACCACTGTTTAATACAGCAGCTGTTACTAGTATGAATAGTATGTTTAATAGTTGTACTTCTCTTACAACTGTACCGTTATTCAATACAGGGGCTGTTACTGATATGAATAGTATGTTTAGTGGTTGCTCTTCTCTTACAA